GACGATTTCCGTTACCCCCACTCTGGCCACAGGAGAACTCTCCAAGTCCGAGCAGCAGGTGACGGTGTTCAAGAAGAAGGTGTCAACGACATCAAGGGAAGCTGTCTCTCTGCCTGTTTCTCTTGTAGAAAAGAAACTTACCGGCGAGGGGCAAGTCGCCACCGTCACGCAGACGCTCAACACAGCCGCATCTACAACCGACCCTGTAGGCGGGGCCACGACGCTTGAAGGGAGCGTTGACTTGCTGGGAGACGGGAACGCAATCAAGACGGAAGTAACGGTCGATGACGTTTTCCCCGCAACCCAGAAATCCATCGAGAAGCCGGACCTCATACCCGCAAAGTTCAAGGGGCTGGTTCCGACAACAACGACTTCGGCGGTATCCGCAGGCACGGCAGGAACTCCCTCGCTGGCGACAGGAGAACTCGCCAAGAGTGAACAGCAGGTAACCGTTTTCAAGAAGAAGACCTCCACCACGGCGAGAGCGGCGGTTTCTCTGCCGCAGACGATCACGGAGCAAAAGATCACCGGAGAAGGTCAGGTTGCTACCGTCACGCAGACGCTCAACACCGTGGGGGCTATAGGCTCGCTTGCTCCGTCCGCTACGGTCGTAGATGGTCAGATCGACATTCTCGGGGACGGGAATGCCGTGAAAACGGAAGTGACGGAAGCGGTATTTGCGGCCACCCAGAAATCCGTTTCCCAAGTCACCAAAATCCCCGAGCGGTTTTTTGCCACGGAGGTCACGCAGGAATCCAGTGTCGCGGAAGGAATAACAGCGGCCCCATCCGTGGGCACGGGAGGGCTTGGGGTCATCGAACAATCGCAGCAGCGCGTCAACGCTTTCAAGGTCAAGACCAGCACGACGACCGTGCCGAGCACGACAATAGAGTCAGCATTCGAGGTAATGACGGACAACTTCGGTGGCGGGGTAGTGAGTGTTAACGAAAAAATTACGTCCACCAACACACTTCCGGACCCGGACTATTTAACAACCACGTCAGAAGTTGAGCCGATTGGTGGGGGGAAATACATATTGAAGGTCGGCAAGGCAAAAGAGGCTTGGCCCGAACTTGTGGGCGGAAAGTATGACGCCGAGCACGACATCACGATCCGCTACACGCAGCGGACGGTGGACGCCAGCACCGCCAGCACGTATTCCGCAAGCGACCTGACCCCAATCGACAAGTGGAGGACTCAGGTAAAGACGCTGACTTCTACGTCAGTCAACGCCCTCTCAACGTGGCGTAGAGTCACTGGAGCAAGTCCAGACATCAGCCTGCCGGATTATTTGGAAAGCATAAAAATTCACTATAATGTTTCCGGTGATGGGCAGGCGCACAGCACGAATATAGACGCGAGATTTACCGCTGGTGACCCAATCTCTCAAACAAGTAATGTTACAATCAGTGCTGGCGAGGAAATGGTAATTAAAGATGGATACCGTGGCCCCGCAGTGGACGCTTCTACGGTTGAATTATTTGTCCCGCCCGGGAATGCGGATATTCGTTCTTATGTCCTCAATGCATTATCCGTATCGACCTGGCCCCGCTGGGGAACAAAAAGCCACAACATTGTGGTAAAAACCCTGTCAAAAGAGCTTCGTGCCAGTATGAATGCGGGTGGGGCCACAAACAATATAGCGGCTACAAATCTTTCCGCGTTAACTCTGGATCGGTTAATTGCACGGACTGTGGATGTTCAGACTGGAAATCGGAATGCGGTTAAAGTTGTGCGGATTCCGACATGCCTCCACGGCGAGTTGACGGTGATCACGGAAGTCACAAAGGCGTTGTCGGGCAATAATGTAAGCACGCTCCGCGAAAACTTGGGGGATATAGCATATAGCTTAAAGGCTTACCCAACAATGAACGTGATGTTTGACTTTTTACAAAATGCTAGATCTTTAGTATCCCCTTCAACTATTTCTATTCCGTCTGGCTGGACGGTTGTAACAAGCACTAATCCTGTAATTACAGCTATTGGAAGCGGCTACAATTCGACTTACGCAATGCTGCTTTGCTCTACAGCCCTGCAACCCAGCACCATCGTTCCGCTGGATCAGCTTTCAACACAAGCAACCGGAGGCCACTCCCCGACAACGATTGCCTCAAACATGCCTGCAACTTGGCCGGAGAAATGCCTGAAAGAGCTGCAATTCCAGCCGTATGAAATGGGCTGGGTGAAGGTTAAGGCAACGGTTGTTGATTTGGCATCCTACCACCCTTCGACATGGTAATAGCAAGCGCAACACGACAGACTACCGAGGAAGGATTCCTCCAGAATACGTGGCTCGGGAAAAGTCTGCGCAGGCTTCCAGAGTTTCACGATTTCACGCTGCGACTCGCCCTAAACCGGAGTGATGGACTCCCAAAGTTCTACAACGAAGTAATCGCCGCGCACCCCGAGGAGGACATCATCACGATGCACGATGACCTGATGCTAGCGGATTCGTGGTTTGTTCCGAAGTTGAAAGAAGCTCTGAGTGAGTTCTCGGTGGTTGGCCTGTGCGGGTGCCTTACGCCTAAAGACGAGGCCCATATAGCATGGCATTCCGCAAAGCACTCCCCTTCCGGCCAGATCGGAACTGCGATTAGAGACTCGCATGAGTCAGCTATGCAGTGCAACATTGCTACGTTTGGAGTGACGCCAGCGCGGGCCGCGGAGATGGACGGGGTGATGATTGCGTTTAACCCAAAGAACATTAGTGGCCTCCGGTTTGATGAGCGGTTCATGTATCACCACTACGATGTGGATTTCACGCTTGCTGCTGACAAGGGTGGACTGAAAGTTGGGACGTGGCCTATCTTCACAATCCACGTCAGCAACTCCGGAGACGGGTATCACAGCCGGTCTTTCCGCGAGAGTTCTGAAATGTTTTGCGCAAAGTGGGAGGCAGTAAAACAATGAGTCTCGGAGTTGGATCACAGTTGGATGCGCAGAACCGAGCGGATGAATATAACCGCAAATCGCGGGAGCATGCTGCACAGACAAAGATTGAGCGAGCTGTCCGTAATGAGTTGCGTGATGCGGGGGAAAAGTATGGCCGCGCCGAGGTGAAGGCAGAAATCGAGCGGCGGTCAAATCCCCCTAAGCAGGACCAGTCCCCGATTCAAAACTCCGTGGAGTCAAACAAGGAAGCGTTTAAGCCCGTGTCGTTGGACTTAGAGCACTCCCCTGAACGTAGAACTTTACCATCTAGCAATATATCAGAATCCGGGTTTCCACTGCCTCCGCCAGACAACTCCAAAACAGCGGGACAGAGCATTCAGGACAGTGGTGGGCCAGGCTATGTGGGGCAATGGAAACCTCTCACTCTCTGTGATAATTCCGTCATTGAGGTTTGGACACGATGAGCGCGAGACTTTCTGCTGTGCCTACCGGAAGCAGCGTGAGTCCTTGCTGCTGTCCTCCTCCTGCCCCTTGCTGCCTGTATCCATTTCCAGATCCGTCTGATAATGGAGGTCCATTTTATCGATGCGAAGATTTGCCAGATTCGATTGAGTTCGTTATTGACGCTGACGCTCCGGTAGTGATGACTCGCGTTGATGGAGAATACCATTACACAGGGGCAGGATCGAGTGATATAACGGCTGAATTAGATGGAAGCTATTATTGGAACTGGAGTCTTAATCACGGAGCAATTCTCGGCCTTTCTAGCTGTCTGATTGGAATACAGAATGAACCTGATCATACGTTGTATTTTTATGATCAGTTTGCTGGATTACTTTACTTCTCCATCAACGGAATCGAATACACACTCACCCGCGAAAGCTTGTGCTACTGGAAAGTCTCAGCAGAAGGTCATAACGCTGCTGGGCCAGAAGGGATCTATGGGTTATATTACGAGGCGTTCACGCCTTACTCGAAAAACACAACCGTCCAACCGTATAATCTTTGTTGGGTGCTTAACTTTGTTGATCCTGACGAAAACTATTTTGAGATGGTCAAGGACGACCCGCAAAACGCTCCTGACGGAACATATGGAAGCGAGTTTCTTACTGTAACCCAATGACCTGCCCTCACCAGATCAGCATGGACAAGACCGGGCGCGGAAAATGCTCCCTCGGTCTATACGGAGGGTCACCGTGGATCTCGAATTGCCTCGCCTGTATCAAGGCGGGGGAGAACACGCCAGAGTTTGCCGCCGAACTGTTCGCCAGAGCCGACAAGGCGCACCCGGCCAGCGCCCCCAAGGCATCAGGCTGCTGCGATTCCAGTCTGAATCCTGCGCGTTGAAAAATAGTTAAAAAGATTTTGAACGAAGGTGTATCCGTCGTGTCTTACCTACACAATGCTCAGACGAAACATCTCCTACCGGCCAGACCAAGTGTCCAAGATGCGGGATATCCGCAAGTGGACCGGGGAAAACATCTCGCAGCAGTTCCGCCAGTTCATTGATTCCCTCCACGCACGACTCTCAAAAACCAACACCAAAAACCAACCAAAATAATACGATGAGCCGCAGCAATCCTCAATCAAACACACCAAATCCCGCCACGCGATTTTTCGAGTGGAAGGGAGCAACCGGAACCCTCTGCCACTACGACAAGGAGAAGAAGGAAAACATCACCGTGCCCAACGGGTTCACGTTCCTGGTCCTCGACCAGTTGAACTGCGTCACCGGCTACAACAAGAAGGCGAAAGTCGGATTGTTCAGCAACGAGGTCCGGGACACCACCACTGATCCCTTCGTCGTAAAGTTCTTCGATGGCGAACACATCGCGGAAGGACTCTGGGCGGCGATCAAGGAAAAGGTCGCGTTCAAGAAAGGCCAGTTCGCCAAGTCCGTTTACATCGCGTTCAAGGGAGACGACGGGAAGCTCACGCTGGGTAACATCCGATTCACAGGTTGTTCGCTGGGGCCGTGGTTTGACTTCACCAAGGCCAACCGCAAGGCTTGCGATTCCGGGGCCATCGTGATCAAGGCTGGCAAGCGGGACGAATCAGGGGATGTCGAGTTCACTCCTCCCACGTTCTCGTGCATCGAGGTTTCCGAGGAGACGAACAAGGCGGCAATCGAACTGGACCTCCAGTTGCAAGAGTTCCTCACTGGCTATTTCCAGCGCACGCACACCGACCGCGCCACTGATGGAATCCACCAGCCTGACGCCCCGGACGATGTTCCCGAGCACCGGGAGGATACCACGGACCACACGGAGAAGGAAGTTTTCGATGAGTCTGAACAAGTCCCGTTTTGAACCATGTTCACTCTGCACATAACTGAAACGCTCAACTCTCCAGACGGACTCCAATTGGAAGTGGAACGCCTCAAGATGACCGTGGACGGCCCCGTGGACGTAATGCCCATCATTGCACTCCTTCAAAAGAAACCCAGCGCAACACGCCGGGACGCAGGAACCAAACGAAATGTCTCGCTCCAACAGTAAACCCACCGCCGAAACTCCCGACATGGAACTCGTCACCACGACTCCCGACCTGAGCATTATGCCACGCGCTGATGCGGCAGAAGTCTGGAAAGGGTTCCGAGAGCAGTTGGAAGCATTGAAGGAAACCGCCGACACGCTCGTTGTCACGGATGTCTCCCATGTCGAGGAGATTAAGTTGGCAAGAACCACTCGCATCACGTTCAAGAACATCCGCTGTGCGGTTGAGGCACGCAGAAAGGAACTAGGTGATAGCCTCGTCAAAGCGACACAAAACCTGAACCGTGATGCGAGGGCGTTGAAAGAGTTCTGTGAATTGCGCGAGCAACGGCTTCTGGAGATGGAACTGTTTGCCGAGCGCAAGGAACAGGAACGGATCGCTGAGATTACCAAGGAACGGCAGGAGGCGGTCGCCCACTACGACGGGCAGATATTCGGTGTGGACTTTGGTGTGATGTCAGAGGAGGACTTTGACAAGTATCTCTCGACCTGTGAGGCAGCGCAGAACTTCCGGCTGGCAGAAGAGTCCCGTGTCGCTGCTGAAAAAGCTGCCAAGGAAAAGGCCGAGGCAGAGGAACGCGAACGGGTCCGTGTCGAGAACGAACGCCTGAAAGAGGAAGCCGCCGAACGGGATGCACTTCTCGCCAAGGAGCGGGAGGAACGGATGCTTGCCGACAAGAAGGCTTACGAGGAAAAGGTCGCACTCCAGATCGCCGCCGACAAGGAACGCGCCGACGCAGAAGCCATTCTCGCCAAGGAACGCGCAGAAGCCGCCGCAAGGGAAAAGGAAGCCAAGGATGCCTCCGACAAGGAAAAAGCCCGCCTGGAGGCCATTGCTGCCCACGCTGAAGCACAGCGACTGGAGTTGGAAGCCGAGGCCGAGCGCAAGCGGATCGCTGCCGAGGAGGAAGCCGCCAAGGTAGCCCTCGCGGAGAAACGCGCCGCCGCCGCCCCGGACAAGGAAAAACTCCTCCAGTTCGCTGCCAGTGTCCGTAACTTCCAACAGCCGATTTGCAAGACCGACGAGGGCAAGAAGGTCGCGGAAGAGGTTGCGCAGAAGACGCTCAACTTCGCCAACTGGATTGAAAAACTTGTGAAGGAAACGCTGTGAATCTCGACAACAACGAAGTCCAGAAGATCCAACTGAGAATGCAGCAATGCACGAAGCAGTTGAACGACATGGCGGTGACAATGGGTGCCGCCAAGCAGGTCCGCGAAATGGCAAGCGACCGGCGCAAGCGTGCGCTGGCAATCGAAATGGTAAAAGCATTGAAGTGCGGAGAATCAGCTACGGCAGCGGATGCCATCGCCAGAGCATCAGATGGCTACGGAAGGGAGTTGGACGAGCAAGGCAAACAGCTTGCAGCGGCGGAATCCACTATCGCACAATGGTCAGCTACAGAGGCTTCCTTTGAGGCTTCCCGTTCGCTCCTTTCTCTCGTCAAGGCCACCATGAATTTATAGCTTGACAAACCGCAACGCTAGGGTTAAAAGATGAAACATGACATGCCAACAAAGACCAAAAACCCACACGCCGTTGCCCTTGGAAGAAAGGGCGGATCAGCCGCAACTGAACTTCAAAAAGCCGCTGCCAGGATCAACGGGAAAAAAGGTGGTCGTCCGAAAAAGACCACCAAGGAACCGCAGCAATAACCCGTCTTGCTCTATTGAAAAATGTCCAAACAAATCTTTTGGAAGAGAAGGGTTGAAATTATGTTGGACTCATTACAAGAGACTCAAAAAGCATGTTGAAAACCTTCAAGTGGTAACAAGATCAGAGCACATGAAAATACACCTTAAATTAAGAAGAGATAGAAAGAAACACACCACAACATTATGAGCAATATCACTACCTTCTACGATCTGGAGTCGGGTCCAGACCGCAAACGCGCACTGGCACTGCTCCCTGAGTTTGATCCAGCCGAAATTAAGACGGGGAATCTTAAGGATCTAGATAAAATCCGCGAGAAAATCGAGTCCGCACGGGCAACCCATGAGGAGGACTGGATCTCCAAAGCGGCACTCAGGCCAGAAGTTGCCATCTGTCTCGCCATCGGAATCAAGCATGGTGACGACACAACAATTCTTCATGTCAACGGGAACGGTGGGGAGGAATCCATCATCAAGACATTTTGGATGATGCTGGAAGAGTCCCGCGCACAAAATCCTTGCTGGGCTGGTTATTGCTCAAACATCTTTGATTTACCGTTCCTGACGATCCGTTCCCGCATCCTTGGCATCCGTGTCCCGTCGGGTCTCCGCAGGGGAAGATACTGGTCGCAGGATCTCTTTGTGGATCTTCAAGACGAGTGGCTCCTCGGCAGGAACCGAATGGAAACGAAATCTTCCCTCGGCTACGTCGCCAAAGCCCTGGGAGTCGGGGAGAAGTCCGGCGACGGCAAAGACTTCGCGGACACCTACGCCAAGGACGAGGCCAAGGCTCTCGCCTACCTTCGCAACGACATCGAATTGACCGCAGGAGTCGGGGCCAAGTTGGGATTCTGATATGTGTGTTCCGAACGTCCGTGATGACCGGCAGCTACCCGGACACACGGCGCAACCTCGAAACCAAACTCCGACCGGGTAGCTGTTCGGTCGATCACATTGTTCGCAATTTATTGTGGAAATCAAATACTCAGCATACTGGAGAACCGAAAACGGTCATATCCGCATCACCAACGGGAAATTGGACGAGTCCGACATCAAGGAGGCCATCGAGCGCAAAGAGGCGAGGGAAACCATCGACCACGTTCCTGTCACATTCACAAACGCCAGCTTTGACGGGGTGGATTTATGATTGCGAACGCATAAGCTCATGGATGCCGACCAATTAACGCCCGAACTCGCGCAGGATGCTCCTCGGCATTCCATGCAGCGTCTTGTTAGCCCTCTTTTGGTGGTTGCGATACCCGCGAAGGAAGCCGAACCGTTCTTGCTGATGCGGCACTATGCAAAGCGCACGTGTCCGATCTCCTACGCCTTTGGAGCGTGGCGGGGAACGGAGCTTGTCGGGGTGGTGACGTATGGAACGCCTGTAAGCTCAAATCTACGGGATGGAATATGCGGCAAGGAATGGTCTGCCAACGTGCTAGAACTGAATCGCCTATGCTGTGAGAACTCCCCGAACGTGGCAAGCCTGCTGGTGGGAAGGTCACTGCGACTGCTGCCGAAACCGTCCGTGGTGGTGAGCTACGCGGACACGGCGCAAGGGCATGTCGGCTACATCTACCAGGCAACGAACTTCATCTACACCGGACTGAGCGCGAAGCGCACAGACTGGAAAATCAAAGGCCGCGAACATCTCCACGGCGCAACCGTAGCCGACGAAAGCCGAGGCCAAGCCAACCGCGCCGAATGGATGCGGGAGAAATACGGAGACGACTTCTATCTCGATGACCGCCCGCGAAAGCATCGCTACGTGTTCGCGGTGGGAACGAAAAAGCAACAGGCCGCAATCAGGGAGGCTCTCAAATACCCTGTGGAACCATACCCGAAAGGACAAAGCCAACGCTATGAAATCAACGCACCGATCACCACGCAAACCGCCTTTCTCTTGGGCTAACGCAAAAGTGGCCGATCCGAAGGATTCGGCCCACTGACTTGTTCGCTATTATGATCGCAATAGTAAACACAGGACCGCACGACGACCCAAACCCGCTTGGAGAACGCACCTATGAAGTGCGGATCAACTCCAAAGTCATCACGACATTCCGACACAAGCGCGGGGATGGACTAGGGCAATGCCTGCTTGCCGCAAGCAAGGCTGTCGAAAAGCAAAAATGGGAACCCCTCATGGACTGCCAAAGCCTCACGCGCTGCTTGACCGGATACGAACCAAGCGGCCCCGCTTCTGTATATTTAGCGAACGCCGTCATCACCAACGCGGATGACGGCTCCGCAACCAAAGACCCGCATCAATCCGCGTTTGGTGCATGAACTTGTTCGGATTTTATGTTCTCACAACAACCAAAAGACAAACCAACGCTTGATTTCAACCTTCGCCACTTGCCCAAAAAGCGGCGGGATGAGATCGAGGAAACAGTCACGCTCGGAGAATTGGAAAACGACCCGAAACTGACCGGATGCAACCTCTCATGTGGTGGAGGGCAGGGGTTCTTCCTCATGCCAAACACCTACCACATCGAGCAGGCGTTGAATCAATACTACGCGCACCTTGGTGGGAAAACCTATATGGCCGTAGGCGGAATCAGGGTGGTCGTTGATAATCCGAACAGTGATTAGACAACAATCGTTAGATATGCAAAAACATAATCCCATCAAAGACAAGTGGTTGTCAAGACTTAGCTCTCGTCTAAGGTTGACCAACTCCGCGTGGAAAACCGAACAGGCGTATTGTCGGACAGTCTCATGGGGTTGGGATGATGCGGACAAGATGCCGAAGGAATGGAGCCGTGAAAGAAAGGTCGAGGAATGGCTTTCCCGCATGGTGAGGGAACGGGATATTTCCGCGTCAACCCAGAACTGCCGATTCAACGCACTGATCTACTCCTTCCGGCACTGCTACGGAACCCATGTTGCTGATTCTGGCCAGAACATACGATCCTTACAAATGGCTCTCGGCCACAAATCGCTTGAAACAACAATGGGGTATGTGCATTCAGACGGATTGAACATCAAAAGCCCCCTCCAACCCGCATGATCCGCCGCAAGCCCATGCGCAAGGTCGGGAGACGAGGCCGCATGAACCGTGCCGCGAACGTGGCCGGTGACAAGGTAATCACGGCTTCCGGTATTGACTGGTGCGAGTTCTCCTTTCCAGATGTTTGCATTGGGCGAGCATTGCCGCTTCAACGGGTCCACCGGATGAAACGCCGTTACTGTGATGCGGAAGAATTGTCCCGATACGCGGTCGGGTGCAACGCTTGCCATCATCACCTTGAGTTCCTACCACCGAAAGAAATGTTTGAGATAGTCAACGCAGCCATAGAGAGAAGGAATTATCAGCCTTAGAGAAACACTGCATCCTGAAAAGCAGCCAACCCGAACCCGAACGAACATACTGAAAGCCATGAGACGATCCACCAAGAAAGGATAAACCTGTTGTGAACCCATCATCCACCCCGCAACCCGCCTGGAACGACTGGAGTCGCGACCTTTCGCTCAATCCTGACATAACCGACCTTGCCGAAGACATCCTTTCCCTGAACCGTCCCAACGAAACCCACGCGGAGGAATATCGGGAGGAGAACGCCCGTGCTGCCCGCAGGATGGCCGACATCCGCGACGGCGGGGTGGAGGAGACGAGCGAGGAATGGCTTGTCGCAGAACGCCGACAAGATCTCATCGCGGACGGACTGGAGGAGGCGCGACCGAATGTCCCGTAGCAACAACATCCCCTACACTCCACCTGCACCACGCGCGAGAGTCCCCCGCCCGGAGCCAATCGGCCCGTCTTTCTCCCCCAAGATGCACGACAACCACCTCCTGGGCAAGTGGGCCGAGGGTATTCCCATTGAGACGTTGCGCCGGTGGCGGGACAACCCCTGCCAGTGCCACGTCTGCCGGAAGGCCGGAGAAATGCATCTGCCTGAAAAGCAACACAGCCAACCGCGAACGGCACAACCAGCGTTAAAAGTTTCCGTTGACAAAGTTTGAGGAGTAGCGTAAAAAGAGTTCCGAGCGTCCAACTCAATGCACACTACCGAAACACCATCCTTCCCCGTCATCCTCTGGCATGTGTGCTTGGACGCTCATTTTGCATGTGAGGTTGGCGGGGACTTTTTTTCACCGTGAGCATATATGTCTCGAAAAATGTATGGGAAAACTGCCAGCAACGTGGAGAGCGAAGACTCGTAATGCTGGCTCTTGCCGAGTTTTCCGACGACTATGGGATTTGTTGGCCTTCTCAAACTTCGCTTGCCAAGCGAACAAAATGCACAGAAAGGGGTGTCCAAAAGATGATCGACGCACTGATAAAAGAGGGTGAAATTGACCTTGTTTCAGCAGGTGGAGGAAGGGGGAATTCTGCCCGTTATTGCCTTAAACCATACTTGTTAAAGGGCGAACACGGTTCATCCATTGAATGCGAAAAGGGCGAACCTGAAATTTATGAAGTTAAACCAATAAAGGGCGAACCTGAGTGCATAAAGGGCGAACCTGGAGACGTAAAGGGCGAACAAGCTGTTCCCCCGAACCACCAAGAACCATCAAAGAACCGTCAGAAGAAAGAGAAAGAAGAAGTTCCAGAAGTTGAGATTCCCGTATCACTGAACACCACGGAATTCAGAACGGCTTGGACGGAATATCTTGGGCACCGACGAGACAATAAATTTTCGCCACTCAAACCGCGTTCCATTTCCGCTCAATTCCGAAAGATGGAAACATGGGGAGTGGTAACGGCAATCGAGGCAATCGAAGATACGATCCGAAATAATTATCAAGGAATTTTCCCTCCAAAAACAAACCAAGCCCACAATGGGCAAAAACCAAAGAAAGAAACTCCGTATGACTGGTGAAAACAACAACAACGAACCCATCTCCGAATTTGAAGCAGGGCAACGGATCAAGTGGTTCCATGATGCGTGCCTCCCACTTTACCGCGAGAGCGACACTTCCCGCTTTTCCAAAAAGCTCCTGACTGCAATCAATGAATACACGGTTACCCCACAGGGGCTGGGATTTGTTGGGAAGCCGGGAGAATGCAAGACACGGGCGATGTTCATACTGCTCCGCCGGTTAATTATGGATGATGGGGTTTACTGCAAAGCCGTAAGCACACCAAAGTTTGCAACGCTCTGCGCAAACCAGTTCTCCGACAACTTCCAAGCGAAAGAAGATGCTGAAAAAAAGATGAAGTCATTTCAATCATGCGACGTTTTGTTCATTGACGACCTTGGAAAGAACAAGATGACCGAGCGGGCAGAGGTCGAGCTTTACGACCTGCTGGAAACACGCACGGGGAAAATGATTCCTACCCTGTGGACAGCGAACGCTGCATCAGGTGAATTGCTGGCAATGTTTTCCAAAGACAGAGGCGAGGCGATCCTGCGCCGCTTGGCAGAATTCTCAAAGGTTATCAGCTTATGACCTGCGAACACATGGAGATCAGACGGGAGAGAATGCCAGAGGGATACCCTCACTATGAGAAAATTTCGTGTCTTTCCTGCGGCAAGTTCCTTGGCTGGGGTAAAAACCCGGCCAATGCAGCCAAGGAAAAGGCGAACTACGACAAGGCCGAGCAACTGAAAGCAGTGGCAGCAAACGACAGGATACGGGATTTTCTGGCATCCGTGACGAAGCAAGACGGCAAACTGAGCCACAAGCAACAGGCTTGGCAGAACAGCTTATGAGCACAGAAAAAGCATTGACAAAAACAAAGCGGTTTGTATTTTAAGGAGAAATGAATGATGACTCACGAAGAAATATCGAGGAAGGGCGGTCAGTCAATGTCACCTGCAAAGCTGGAAGCCGTTCGGATGAATTGGAAAAAAGCGATGGCCAGTGGGAGGCTGGGCAGGCCAAAGAAAAACACGACGGATTTTGCGCCTGTGGTTGTGGCGGCAGGACTTCCGTCGCAAGATCGACTTGTAAAAAAAGGAACGTAAAAAAAGGAGATTATTACTCATATATTTTCGGCCATCAAATGAGGGGAAAGCATCATAGCCTTGAAACGAGAAATAATTATAGCCTTGCCCGAAGAAAAGAAAAGAATCCACAGTGGAAGGGCGGATTTGATTACAAGGCATGGAAAAACAAGCCTGAAAATAAAAGAAAACAACAAGAATACAGAAAGCGAACGTATCAAAAGTTCAAAGAATATCGCAAAGTATGGAGTGCCGCAAATCCAGAAAAAATAAAGCAACAAGCAAAGCGCGCTAGAGCCAAGAATAAAGGATACTACAAAACGTGGGCTGCATTAAATCCTGAAAAGGTTAAAAAATACCAAGCTGATTACAAGAAAAGGTATCCTGAAAAAGATCGGGCAAAACAACACAAAAGAAGGGCGCTGAAAGCGAGGGTGCAAATTGGAGATGTCCGCTTAATTGAACGATGGGAACGAGAATGGAAAAAGAAAAAAACAGTCACTTGTTATTGGTGCAAGCAAAAGTTTACGCCAATCAAGTGCCACGCAGATCATGCCATCGCTTTGGCGATAGGGGGGTCTCATTCTTTGGGAAATCTGGTCATTTCCTGCCGTTCATGCAATGTCCACAAACACGCAAAGACGATTGAAAGCTGGAACATGAATCTTTCTCAACCTGCTCTTTCATTGTGAATCTTCCGCCAAGCACAACTGCCGCCTTGAATGCAGACTATCCAGAAGGAAGCCGCCATCGTGCGAAAGTGGAATTGTGCTTGCAGCTTTTGGGAAACGGTATTCCGCCCGCCGCCGTGGAAGTGACATTGCAGGAGAAGTTCCCACAGTCAGCAAAAGGAGAGTGCTCTTCGGTCGTAAAGTGGTGTCAGGACAAAAACCCAACCCCAAGCTCATCCAGAACCCCCAGTAATGGCCTCAGGATGCCCTACACGCCACTTGACCGCAAAATGACCGCTAAGGACGCAGCCAGGGCGTTTGTGAACGGTGTCAAGGCTCCTGCGGCGAAATCCATCGAGGAAAACCATGCGATTGCCATTCTGCGGGCACTTTACAGGCCGGATGAGTTCGTCAACATTGTTTGCAAATACACGCCCACAGAGAAAAACGGCAAGGTAAAGGCGAATCCAATGGGGGCCGGGGCGATCAAGACCGGGGCGGAATGGATTGAATACATCGAAAAGGAGGGCATTCCCCAGAGTAACGCTGGGGCATGGATGCGGCCCAACCCAGTGAAAAAGGTTGGCTCCGGCCACGAGGGAGCGATCACCAACGATGACATTACCGCCTTTCGGTTCCTGCTCCTTGAATCTGATGAACTGGATACCGACCAACAACTTGCCATTTACGCGAAACTGCGGATACCAATTGCCGTAATTCTCTCAAGCGGCGGCAGATCCTGTCATGCATGGTTGCGGCTGGACGCTACCAGCGCAGACGATTACGCAGCAAAGACGGCAAGAATCTATGCTGCACTTGAGCAGTTCGGGTTCGACAAGGCAAATAAGAACCCGTCACGCCTGTCCAGGTTGGCTGGAGCCGTTCGGAAAATTGGATCTACTGGGGACGGTGTTCAGCGGTTGATTTCAATAAACCCAGAGGTGGTTGGGATCACCGACGACCAGATCACGCAACTTGAGGCCGCGACAAAACTTCCGAAATATCAACCAGTAAACTTCAAAGAAGCACTCAAGACTGCCGTCGAAACATACGACGACATATTCAAGAACAAGAGCAAGACTGGACTCAGGACTGGATTCCAACATTTCGACACGCTCACAGGAGGATTGAAGGACGGATGGTTCACTGTAGTTGCTGGAGAGACAAATGCAGGAAAGACATCATTTGTATTGAATATCGTTAACAACGCGCTTAAAGACGGAAAGAGCGTTGGGCTTTTCTCGTTTGAAATGGATATGCAGGAGATCGTGGACATCCTGTATGCACAGAACGCAAGGGTTAACAGGAATCACTTCAATAACGGGTATTTCACCGATGATGATTTCAGGAACATGGGTAGGGAAACAACGAATCTTATGGGTTACAAAATCCACACGTTCGACGACCCGATGATGACGATGTCCGATGTCATGGAAAGTTGCGATTACATGAAGGCTGGAGAACATGGACTTGACCTTGTAGTAATAGACTACTTGCAACTCGCAAACACTTCTGGTGGAGTTAGCGGAAGAGAGCAGGAAGTAGCGGGGATCTCGCGCACCGCGAAACGTCTTGCAAAGAGAATCAAATGCCCAGTGATTGGAGTGTCGCAACTAAACGAAGATGGCAAGGTTCGCGAGTCCAGGGGGATAGCCCATGATGCTAACTGCGTGATTAAGGTGTCTGTTCCTGATGCTGACAAGCCAGAAATTGTCGAGGCTCGCGTAGAGAAGGGAAGGAGTATTCCAAAGGGTCTTTTTAACTTTCGTTTTGATCCGGTATTGTGTCTATTTACCGACGATGGATGCGAAGATAGATTGATGAGAATGATGCCGCAACACGAACATAAGCAATGAACTCACTTGAAAAACTTATTTTGAAAGCTGAAGATAATAAAACAGTTAAAGAACTTGCCCTTGGATACCTTCAATACGAGGCGTTGAGAAAACTTGGTCCACGATCCTTTGCGGAACTACATCGCAGAAATATCGAAGAGGAAATCAATTTTGACGAGATGGTTGTCAGACTCATCACGGAAGGTGGGTTCTCATGAACGTCCTGCCAAACAATATCTTGACCAAGATGTCAGCTAAGGATCGCAAGGCAATCGGTCAGCCGTCATCCGCTGAGTGTCAGGAAAAATATGAGGCAGGGCAGGAGAAGAAACTCCAGACGGATCTGGCAAACTTCTTAACACACAGGAGGGTATATTTCTTCCGACAACCCATGAATAAAAGGGCGCAAGGAAAACTTGGAACAGCAGACTTTTTGATCTGCTACAAGGGATACTGGGTCAGCGCGGAACTTAAGACAGAGACAGGAAAGCAACGGACGGAACAGATTCAAGACCAGGTCTTCATTGAAGCGTCAGGCGGGATCTATTTGCTGGCAAGATCAGTTTCAGACATACAGCGCGAGTTCGACCGTCTGGATGCTGTAATTAGGATCACCAAAGAAGCACTTTCAAAGACAGGTTGGACATCAAAAATATGACATTAAACGCACACCATAAAAAGATCACCCGCGCCCTAAAACAGACCAGAAAAGGGGAGTCGCACTTGCTAACTAAAAAAATCTCTGCCTCATTCCACGCCTATGCAGCCAGTCAGGGATGGACGATGTCGTCCACTCAAGTTGGTGATCTTGTCGAGGTCAAGAGGTTAAAGTGAGAGAGAAGAATATAAAGATCGAGGTGTTCCAATATCGCGGGTCACATTGGAATGTACAAATGCACTTTGGTTCAATTTCAATTCCATTCGCCAGGGGATCAACGGCACTGGAAGCGATTGCTGACGCGCAAGATCGAGCGGTAGAATTAGCGCGAGGGCTTACCGACATAGAGAACACATTCAGAAACGTAAAACACATTAAAATATGAGCAAGCATCCAAATGGGACAGAACGTCCATGCCCAGTAAATATAAAACGGTACGGAGATAACTTTGATCAGATCTTCAGGAAGAAGATATCTAGTAAAAAAGATTTGCCAGCACAATCTTCTTGTTGTTCATCTAAGCGCAAATAAAACAAAAGATTTGTCCAATATAATTAGCGGTCGCCCGTGACACGATGACCAGCCAAGATGATCAGATCAACGGACGACCGCTAAAGCATTTATAGACCTACCCTTTTCCTTAGTTCAACATCTCGGTTCAGCCATCCTTTTAGATATTCAGACTTACTTGGGTGCGAATTTACTATTGCGCGATAACGATCATCACGCGCATTAATCATCTTGGATGGATCGTTGTTTCCTTTGGCTAGGATTACTTTAGCTGCCCCCATCCCACAGTTGATTCGGGTATCGAATATAATCTCTCCAACCTTGTCGATCATTGTATCGCATGAACCATACAGCCCATTCCCGTTCCAATAGTAGTCCCAATATATCTGCTCTGCTTCGGGCCATGACAATTTTGCCACTCCCTCACCATGAGTCGCGGCATCAAGTCCCCATTTGGTAGTTCCTCCAGAATCGTTTGGATCTCGCTCAACAACGACGAAGGAATCGTCGCCATAATGACCTTTTTTATAACAAGTCTCAGCAGATTTAACAAATCCAATGAAGGCGAGGAACCGTGGAGAAAATTTACTCATCGTCAGGAAGGGTAAAGTCTCTTGGCCGAGGGGTTCTATCAACGATCTCCTCCTTGGTGTTTTCGGTGAGTGATGAGAGGGCTGTCTCGACCATAGATCCCTGCCGCATCTGGACGAAAGCCGTTGCCCCAACGTAGCTGGCCACGATCCCGACCATCCCGTAGAACATGACCTGATACATGACGGTCAACGCCGTTATGGCTTCCTTGGCGTTGGGCAGGGTCTCAGCGGTTCCTGCTGCGTAATAGTAGAGCCACTTCGCTGTGATATGGTAGGAGGCCCACAGGATGCCGCAGGCGATCAGGGTCATCCACAGCTTGCGGCTCGACCATGTTGCGATGATTGCTCTGGTTACTGGGTTCACAGTCTTGAGGCTACAATAGCGAGGAATCCCCTCCCTGCCCCATAGAGTGTGGTGAACGACAGGATCGCAATGGCGATCTCCAGCCCGATCCCGAAAGGCGCGGCAGGAGGGTAGATTTTTACAATCCACGAAATAATGTAGCTGGAGTATGTCATCACCAGCACAGTCCCGAAGACGGCTGCGATGAGGAGGCAGATGTCCCGCTCAGTGGCGTTGCGGTGTGCCTCTGCGGTCTTCTTGGCAGCGACGAGTTTGAACGCATCCCTGTCCCGCTCTGCCTTGTCCAGAACCGCCGCCTGATCCTTGAGCATTTGCTGTTGGAGGGCGAGGTCGGCTTGCTGAGTGGTTGCCAGCTTCACTGTGGTATCCAGCTTCACGGTAAGGGAGTCGTTCTTCTGCTGGAGGAACAGGTATTCGGTGTCCTTTTGGGAGATTGCAGCTTCGTTCTGTGTGATCTGGGCGCGGAGGTCTTTGTTGATGCCAGTCAGCCCCTGCACCAGTTCACGCTCCTTGGGAGTCAGGGCCGAGGCCGTGGCAATTACCGAAAGCAAACAAATCAGTATTAAATTGGTAGTTCTCATTTGCGTCTCACGGGTTAAGCATATTACACGTTGCGTCTCACGGGTTAAGCATATTACACGTTGCGTCTCATTTGAGCAGGATTGCGGTCTTGTAATCCGCACGGTCGAGGTTGCCTGTCATGTCTGCGGTGAGTTTGTGCAAAGCAATATTGCTCGCTTGCAGGGCTGAGATTGCCTTGCGAATAGCTGCGCTGTCCTGCTGGCTGGATGTCAGAATGTCGATGACGCTCTGGTTATTGGCTATCGCTGCCGACAGATCTGGTTTCGCGGAATGCGTCTTAACTGAGGCGCATGAAGTCATCAGCAGCAGTAAAATAGGGACGATGCGGTTCATTTGCAATGATGGCAGGAGGTGATGCATAGGCTTATTACCGACCACCAGAAGACGATGACAAACAATGTTGTGCAAGCGATGGCGAGTCTGTCTTGGTATCTCATTTTGATTCTTCGGTTGGCGTTACAGCGACCACGGCTTCAAGGGGAGTATTTATATTGACCGAAACAGTTGTTGGACATTTGGATAAAGTCGCTTCTTTTTCCTCATGGATTTTCGCAATATGTATTTCGTGGAGTTCTTTCCTCTGGTAATCCCGCTCCTCCCTCCATTTTCGTCGATTGTCGAGCATCATCGAAGAAGCATAAAACATCATCCCAATAAGTCCGACAGGAGCACCGACGAACAATATCCACTCGCGCATAAACATGGCCCACGGCGGCAGCACAGCTATCGCCCTTTCGGTTGTGCTGCCAGCCACGGTAGCAAATGTCGTCAACCCAGCCGAGGCGAGCATCCCAATAAATTTCTCGGTCGAGTTGCCTAATAACATGGCGTTGGTAGGCGGATTACAAGGAGGTCACAGCATCCACGGTGGTTGCAGTGGCGAGAGTGGTTGCGCGGGTCAGAGTGGAGTCCAGCAAGGCGACGAGTGCAGCCTGTCCTGACAGGAGTGCATCCGGCACAATACAGGTTGCCACAGTTTCCTTGGCCTTGGAGATGTTTCCCGATTTTGCTGCGACATCCGCTGCTGTCAACACAGGCGAAAACTGTGCCTGCACTCCAAGAGGAAGTTGCCCGAAGAGGACGAGAGTTGCAGCGCGTCCGGTGTTGTAAATCTCCCGTGCCTTTGCAGTCTTTGCAGAGGCAAGTTTCAACGCGAGTTGCTGTGCGATCTCCGTGTCGAAATCCGTGGGCCACGAACGTTCGCTCCTTGTGTCTGGACCGTGGTTGCGAACGCAGGAAACATTACACCCATGCTCGGTGATGGTTCCGACAACTCTGAACCCAGCCCCCGTTGGTGCGGTATAAGTATCCGTCCTTACGGATTGATTTGGGTCGTCTCCAACCTGAGTGGGGGACACTCGTTGCGGGGTAGAAAGTGCGACTGCGAACGCCGCATCCATTGCTAAGTTGATTGCTGTTAGATTCATAGATTTTATGTGGTGAAAGATTCAAAGTCGAGTCCGTCGCCTGAGTTGTAGAGGGCGGCGATCTCCGCGTCTGTTAATGCCCTGCCCCAAACGGAAGCGGAATCCACCCGCCCCACATAAGGGTCGAGGTTTCCGGAATCTCCCCCGATAGTCACAGGAAGCGCTACCGGGACGGGACCGGAAAAACTCCCCTCTGACGACTGTGCGTCCACAAAGAGTTTGTGTCTCGTCCCGTCATATCGCATGGCAACAAAAACCCACACGCCTTCGGCGGGGGATGGGTAAAGGGCAATCTGCGAGCCATCGAGGAATCCATAGATAGTCGCGCCGAGATTGCTTAAAAAGCAATAGTGTCCTCCAGCCTGCCCCGCGCCGAGAATCAAACCCTGCACGTTGTCTCCCACGCTTTCGACATAATGCCACGCAGCAAGGGTGAATGCCGTCCTGTCATGCAGCGAAAGATCACTGGTCAAATAACTGTCCGGCCCACCAAAGAGTGCCGAGTTTCCGAGTTTTCCCGCGGCGTATCCAACCCCATCAACTGCCTCTACCATCGTATGCCCGTTGCCCGAACTGTCCGCACGGTTCCCGCTAGTTTCGTTGAGTTTCCAGTGTGCGAGGAGTCCCACCAAAAGCGCAGGAGGCTCGCTGTCTGTTTTCCAGAATGAAAACGGGAATGGCATTAGAAGTTTTGGACGACCGATCCGTAGATCGTGTTGCCGATGTTGATGAAGGTGAAAACGTCGGTGTGTGCGCCTACAGTGAGCACAGGAGGAGTCCCGCCGGACCAGAGGATCCATGGCCATGTCGCTGTCCAGTTGTCGCCCGTGTTCGTGACGGCGACGACGATGGTTTTCCCGTCGATGATGTTTGAAAACGTGAAGGTGGTGTTTTCGATCAGCGTGATGGAAAAGACCTCCCCCACGGTCCAGTCAAGGTCATAGGCAGAGAGGGCGACCGTTGTGGTCGGCGTGAGGTAGTCGGTGCCAGCGACTGCTGCCGAGATGGTCGAGCCGTCGGATTTGACGAGGCCGGTGATTGCGAGAACCACGGGATCGGTTTCGGTGGCGATGTAATCGGTGCCAGCGACTGCTGCCGAGATGTTCCCGCTTCCGTCAGATTTTATCAGGCCTGAAATTGCTCCGACAACAGGATCGGTTTCGGTGGCGACGTAGTAGTTGTCAAGGTTTGCTCGAAGGCTTAGCAGGGGATTGTTAATGTCCCATGTGAGTCCTGTGCCGTCGCCTGTGGGCGCGAGGTAGTCGGTTCCGGAGACTGCTGCCGAGATGGTCGAGCCGTCGGATTTGACGAGGCCGGTGATTGCGAGAACCACGGGGTCGGTTTCGGTGGCGACGTAATCGGTGCCAGCGACTGCTGCCGAGATGTTCCCGCTTCCGTCAGATTTTATCAGGCCTGAAATTGCTCCGACAGCAGGATCGGTTTCGGTGGCCACTTCAAGACTCCACACAGCCGCATCTGTCGTGCTGTCTGTGCAAGTGTAGGCATCCCCGTTATCCAGAATCCGCCTCGACCCGACGACATAACCTTTGGTGGCATCGTCCGTTGCTGTTGGCACAGCACTGAAGCCGTATTGTTCAACGCGAATCGTAAACCCGTCCTGCCCCATAACATAGAGTCGCCCCGCCTCCCACTTCAGCTCATAGTCTATGGAGCAGACTTGAGCGATGCCTTTGTTGCCGCCTAAGCCTGCGTCCGTTGTTCCCTCTCTCAGTTTCGATCCGTTGTGGAATATGATGTCGGCACCATCGTCCATCGTGCCGCCAGCGAGGGGCAGTTTGTCAGCTCCTCCAGACAACGCTGTTTGCAGTTGTGAAATGGAACTCATAATTAATCAACTACCTCCGTGTTCGGACCTGTGATGGAAACTAGACACCATACCCCACCAATGACTCTCAGTGTAATGAGGTGCGACTTCCAGATCTCAAGCGTCACAGGAAGTACGGCGCGGACTGCTGCTGGCATTTTAATGCTGGCATCTAAATCTAGCAAGTACGCTCCATTTGCATATTGTATCTCAAAGTACAGCACGGAGGCTGTAGGTGCTGGAGTAGGAGCAATAAGTGTCGTGTCTGTATTTATCCAGCAATACTGGTAATTTCCGTCCGCCAAATCTGGCTGGATGCCCTCGCCAGTTGGGGATGGGATCGCAAACGGGACTGTTAAGGAAAATAAATCAGACGCAGATAATTTCTCATCTTTTGTCGGCCCAGATACAGCAAAGAACTTGCCAGCAAGCGTTGAAGCTGTAGATGCCCAATTGTAAATCCGTTTATTTGCCATAATCGTTATCCTTGTATCGCAACTTCTCCTGAAGTTACACCGTCATCGTAAAGGGTTGCCCCATCTCCACTGCCATCATCAAATAGCATAAATCCAGTAGTGTCAATCCCCTCTTCAATAACTATCAATGCAAGAACAACCAAGATTGGAAGGTCTTGGTAAAATGCAACATAGCTGCTATCTTCTCCCTTCAGTGCCGCAAGAATTCTTGCCAATGCACTCATTTCATCCCATGAATGGAATGATGAATCGCCTGAAATCTGATTATAGATGTCGCTCCAGGCATATGTTTTTGGGAGTGACAGGTAGTCAGGCAATGATTTTTCCGAACCATACGCCACAGCAAGCAATCCATAGATGTGGTCTTTTGGCAGGAGGTAGTAGTCCTCGATTACCCCAAACCCTTGGTATCCTGCCAACCATGCAGACAAGATAACAGCCTTCGGATTGCTTGCGAGTGCCGCTACCTCAGAGTTGAGGTCTGGCGCGGACATCGCCTTACGCTGCTCCCCCCATAATCTGCTTCCCGAAGTTCACAGGCTGCTTTGCTGCATCAGGTTGTTCCATAGGCATCTCGTCCTTGGGTTCACCCTTTGGTTCGGATTTCTTATCCTTCGCATCTTCCTCGTCTGGAAGTTCGATCCCAGCTAGTTTTATTGCGACAAGTTCCATCCCTTGCAACTTGAATGTGACAAGCTCCTCAAACTCTTGACCGTCTTTTGTGTTTTCTGGAACTTCGTATCCTTCAGGTATTTCTATTTTCATAATAATTTCACTCCTCAAAGACTGCGCCTCCGTTTTACGGGAAGCGCAGCTTGTTGAAGGTTGATACTATTCACCATAACCGCTACCCGTGGGGCAAGCGATCAGGTCGTTAGCAAGATTGCAACGAAGGTGCAAGATGTAGTAGCCCCAAGAAGGGACAATGCTCTTGACTGCGCTGCCCATTTTGGCCCTGAAGAAACCGCTGTTTTCATCTGGATTACAGGTACGGTCGTACTTGTTAACCCATTTGAGGTCGCCGGTATAGTTCTGAGGTCCGAAGACCACTTTTGAACCAACTTTGAGGTTTGCATTCGGGACCAGCCATTCCTGCGCTTTAGGAACGAACACGATGGTCGAACCGTACTTCGCGGACTTATAGGCCGAACTGATGATTGCCTTGGTTCCCTTGGTTGCACCAGTGGTGCTGTAAGGGGCGATTTCGACATATCCACCTTCTCCGTCATCGTTAAACCGTTTCGGGAACGGGCGAGAGTGGAACATCAGACCAGCATAGGCTTTCTTTGGCAGCACAACTGCGCCGTTTGGCCCAAGCAGATCGTTAACACGGTCGCTCCAGCGGACGTCCTGACGGAGGTCATCGCTAAGTTTGATGAGGTTCTCGGCACTGGCTCGGTCGGTAAGGACATGGAACACTGGTGCGCCATCATCGGTTACCGCATCACCGTCATCTCCAGCGTTGTCCTCATAGAGGGCTTCGTGGATGCCGCGCAGGATACCCATTGTGAGTGGCGAGGTCGGCTGAGTGGACGGAAATGTCCCACCAGAGGATTCAGGCAGACCAACGGCAGCAACAACTTTGTGTTCTGCCAACTCGAAAAGATCGGCATCGTATCGATTGATCCATTCAACATTGATGTTGTCCTGAATGCCCTTGATATAGGCGTTGACATCGTCTTCTGGGAAAGTTGATGTGCGAACGTCCTCCAGACAGATCCAGTCGCTCTCCAGGGCTTGCACCTTGAGATTAAAGGTCTTCTGGTCGAATGCATATCCGACTTTCTTGACTGGGACTTTGCACCCGTCAACGGACGAACCGTTAGAGATATCCACATCCGTCCAGCCTGAGCCAGTGGCGATGGTGCGCTGTGCGATTGTGTTGGTCACAACCTTGCCCATGTGGTCTGGGAAGGCAGATTTGGAAACGAGCCGCAAAAGCGGATCTTTGTAGAGTCCGAGACGATAAGTGCCTTGGGCAATGCGTCCGGTCTCCCGTTGAAAGTTGTCGTTGATTGCCTCGCATGTGAGGCCCGTAGGTGCTGACATATTGTTAGAATTCTCCTGAGTTAAGTTTGCTGAATTACACTCCAGATGATCCCTTTCGGGCTGGATTGCTACTGTCTCCGCTGCGCTGCGGACTTAGACGCAAATCACTAACTAGGAGGCGTTCTTTCCCTGCACCAACGAGGGGTGGAGACCAATTCCACTTATGTCTAGAAATACTGATTAGACGGTTTCTGAAAACTCGTCAACAACTATTTACGTTTTTTTGATAAATAAAAAAGACCCCTGCCGGATTGAACAGCAGGGACCAGTTTGTAGGGGGTGATTATCGAGCCTGAAGGATGTTTCTCCCGAAGTTGGAAATGCCAAGACGGTTCACCTCTCCTGCATCATCTCCAGTGTCAACGGGCGACCGACCTCCGATGCTTGGGGTTGCCGCCGACATCGCATCTAGTTGGGATTGAAGTTCAGCAATCTTGGCATCGGTGCTTGTCTTTAGTGCATCTATCTGGGCGCGGTAGTGGGTTGCGGCTGACTCGACCAAGGGAAATGCGGCTGCACGGGACAGGATCATCGAGCGAGTCTCGACGTTCAGCGAGTCTAGGTTTGTCTCAACGCTTGCCCTTCTGGCTGAATCAAGGCCATTGTTCCATGCATCCTCACCCTGGATTGGGCGAAGATATGGGTTTCGCTCCTCCATTGCATTCCATGTTTTCTTAACAAACACGTTTTGCATCTGCCGATCATGCTCTGTAAACTCAACTTCTTCGGCGGCTTTCTTGGCTTGTTCCTCTTCAGAGAGTTTACTTGACTGGTTTTCTAGCCGTGTCTTTTCAGGGAGGATCTCATCATGGTATTTGTCTGCCTGTTTGAGAATCGTCTGACGGTCGATGAACCTGAAGCCTTCAGTAAGCTCCTCAATCAACTCACTGCGTTTTTCCTCGTCTGGTTCTGTGATTGCCTCATACAGCTTTACCTGATCGGCATCGTTTGCTGCGGCAATTGTGGTCACCTTTGCGCGGATGTTATCAATTGGTTTTGAGACATTCGCTTTGTATTTCGGGCTTGCCTCAACCTTTACTGCCATCATGGAATACTCAAGATCTGCAAGTGCTAGTTTTTTCTCCTCAAGTTCTGCTTTAAGTTGTTCCTTTTCAGCCCGTTCTGCATTGAGTGCCTCTTCACTGACCGTTCCGTTAGATTCCTTCTCTGATAGAAGTGTAGTAAGGCGTTTGTTCTCAGCCTTGACCTCTGCCCATGATTTCATTGCCTTTGGGCCTTGGTCGCCATCTGGCTTCTCTGAAATTACCTTGAGGTGAGGATTTACTGGAGGTTCGTCTAGAGTGACAGGAGAATTAAGTTCCCGTGCCAGTGGTTCTTTTGAAGCCTTCTTTGGCTTAACTTGTTCTGTAGTCGGATTGGGATCTTCCTTTGGAATTGGCTCTTGTTCTTGATCTGGAACTATTGGGTCAGATGGTGCTGTATCCTGATCTTGGTTGTTGGCTGCGATGAGAAGCTTCCCGATACTTATCTCTTCGGGGAGCACTGGGTTGTCTATTGTGCTTGGCATAAATTATTCCTCACGGGACTCTTTTCCCATAGCTGCCCGTTCATCATCTTCGATATCTTCTGGCGACTTGATATGGGCAAATGGTTCTGGAAGGTCTTGAATAGTAGACTCATCGATAATTCCGAGGTTCTCGATCTCGTTCAAAACCTTTTGAGATCCTTCGTAGAACCCTGCTGTTTTAATGAATACTGATGCTAGGTCTGCGCCAGCAACTAGTGGAGAGTCTCCAGTTTTGGGCTTGACTGCGTCCATGATCGCTTTCAACCCCTTTTGCATGATTGGTTCCGTCCAAAGTGCTTTCCACGCCTTTGCGTCTTCAATGCTCCACATAAATCAAGGTTGTAACGGAGGGTGACCAACAGGGTTTCCTGTGGATTTACTGGCGATAGATGTTTTTGCAACAAGGTCAGCAAGAGCCATTTTCTGTTTTATAGAGTCCATCTCCTGCTGGTGCTTCTCCTGCATATTCTTTCCTTTGATTGTCTCAAGATCGATCTGCTTCTGGAGTCGTGCGAGTTCAGCTTGTTGCTTTGGATCTCCCTGCTGCGGTTGTACCTGACCTTGTCCGCCTCCTTGTCCGCCTCCTTGTTCGCCTCCCTGCTCCATCTGCTTCTTCTGTGCCATCATCCTATTGATGACCTGTTGCTGAAGTTCAAGGATGTATGCGCTGGATTCCTGGAGCATCTTCCGCATCTCATTGACCTCGCGTACACGGACTGCGTTAGTGGAAAGCGCATCGACATGGGCTGTTGTGTGCTCAAGCGTTGGTCCAAGAACTTTCATTGCATCCTCATCAGAAACTTGCTGTTGGCGATGGGCATCAATTTGCTCGTCCATGAGAGGTTTGTGAGCCTCGATGTGGGACATGTGGTTCTGCTCGCCAGTGATTACTGGCATCCGGCCTTGGCGAAGCACATCATTCTCAAGGTTTGCAATGTCGAAATCAACGAGTTTTCTGCTACCTGCCTTTGGAACAAACAGAGAGACCTTCTGGTATCCAACTCCCTTGATACCGGCCACAGCAGCCCGTAATGCTTCAGATTTTCCCTTCTCGTCAAACCCGCTTGAGAGTTTGATCAACTGTTCGGTAGCCATCTCACCCATAACTGGGTCTCCATTTCCGATGGCGCGTGAAGCAATGACGCGATGAAACTTGCGAACCTTGTCGAGAGACACCCCTCGTTTGATGCATCTGCGCCGAAATTGCATCGCGAGTTCTCCCCCCTTGTCACGCTGTGTTAAATTTGGGGAGAGAATCCTGCGGAACTGTTCAGTTAAAAGCTTGTCCAGAGGGGTATAGAACAAGTTCATCGCGGCTGTGCTTAAAGTGTTCTCATTCCGAGCCTTCTGCTGGGCTTCAGTAGCCGAGATAGCCTTTCCTTCGGTGGCTAGGTTGCGAGTTCGAAAGCTGCCTGTGTTCTCCTGAAGTATCCTAGAAAGCTGCTGGTATACTGGAAGTGTCTGGCTGGAGGTGTTCGGAGTTAGGTTAAGGGGGGTTAACCCTGCTGGTATAAATGAATATGGACCTACTTCGATGTGCCGAAAGTTTTGGATCGTCTTGGCATCTCCTTGAAGCTGGACAAGCCCAGATGTAAGCGCAGATTGCGCTGCACTTGAGATGATCCGATTTGATATCTGGATAGAGGAATACATCTCGTATTTCAAACCGCGAATCGAATGGAATGTTCCCTCGCCAACACCATATGTGAACATGGTGAAACACTGGTTCACATGACCGTACTTACTCGGACGTTCGTATAGAAACTTCTGATTGTCCTGTGAAGCTATTAATTGGGTGTAATTCCCATCATATTCCTTGTTGTAAGAAATAATCAGGCGAACGCGATTATATGAGACCTCACCTGCATATAGATCGTTCTCCTTAACCTCTTTCTCAAAGTCCTCCCAATGGCTTGTGAAGTTGTTCCATTTGTAACTCTGACTGGATGCTCTCCAAATCGCCTCTTTGACAGCTTCCACATTCCATCCAATCTTTTTTGCAGCCGATGGATTTCTGATACATGCATGAAGGTCTGATACTGACATCGTCCGGTTGCAAATCGCCATCCCAACCGACTCGTCTCCAACCTTTGTGTCACGCGCAATCTTAAAATCATTTAGACCAACTGGTTCCCATAAAATCGTTCTTTCGTCAGGCCAGATAGCAACGCCGATGCCATCACCAACAAATTCACGGGCTAGCAGTTGAATATTAGTGTGAAAATCCGGCCATTCCTTGAGCAGTCGATCAAACTCGTCGGATACAATCTCCTGATCTTCCATGTCATCATCGTCATCAAGGATGACATTCGGGAGTCGCGGGACTGAGTTAATCAGTTCAATGTAAGGGGCAAGAGCCGCCTTCATCATCGCGTTTGCCTCGCCAAAGTTAGTGTTGATTATGTGGGACAACCCCTTTTCTCTCAACTCTTTATCAAGCCAAGGAGGTTCGCCATCAACGAGTGCCTGTTGCCTCGCACGGGCAGATGATGCAATCCGATCATGTTCCGCATACCTTTGGGCGATGCCAATCAACTTGCTAGGCGAAGTGATTTTTCGCTTTGGTGCAATTCCTTTTTCTGAAAGCGTTTCCGCATCTGGGTCAATGGATGCCATGAATTCTGAAGACTTTTTACCAAATATTCGTAAGTGTCAAGTTCTCTTTTAATTCCTTGAACGCTTCTGCTTCCCTGTCCCTCCTCTGGTCGATTGCTTCTCCCCCTGCAATTGCGCCAAAGACCTTGCGAATTACATGCAATCCGATTGTCCATGAGTCGAATAAATCGGGAGATTTTCCTATCCGCTTCTTTACTTCCTTTTTCGTCTCCACGATGATCTTGCGCTGCCGTCTATCTTTTTTCCTGCTGACCATTTCCTGCGCCAGTTCTGGCGAGATCCCCCTGATCTGGTCGCTCTCAAGGAAGTACCGTCCGACGAAACACAGTTCACTCGATGCGTTGTGGAATAGATCCTTTCCTACGAGCGGCTTGTCGGTCGCCTCGTCCCGCATGAAGTATTCAGCTGATACCTGAAGTTCTGAGGCAGAACCAGCAAAGGATACAGCTTGCCATCCTCGCAATGCCCCCCTCTCACCGATTGACCAGAAAATCCCACCAGCAGATGCGTCTACCCCAATATGTTCGTTATCAACTCCGAGATCTTTAGCAATTGCTGTAACTTGCTCAATCATGTCGTACTGGAAATCATCCTCTGATCCAGCCCTGCGGTTGAGGATATACTGCTTGACCATGCCAATCCCAAATAGCCCATTGGTCATTCTTCCCCACCGAAGATGCGTTACGACGAACCTGTCACCACCCTCACTATAGGCAGGATCAACTCCAAGAACATTGGTGAACGCTCCATCGTCTACCCAGTATACAGGATCTGTCCCTCTATGCTTCTTGATCAAGAGTTCTGTAAATATAAACGAGTCGTCCACATCTGACGGTGGCCACATTCCACGAAACTTCCTCCAATATTGAGGATTTAGTGCGCCTAGTGATTCTTTCGCTAACTTCACTTCATCTGGCTTTGGAAGGTATGGGTATTTAATGTTTCCAGTCTTCTCAAACAGGTCATTGTTTGGACTCTTCTCTGAGTCGAACCGTAGGCAGACTCCAGCGATACCGGCTACCTTGATCTTCCAGGCAGATGAGTTTTCATCTACTGACATCCACCCCTTGATTGGAGTGTTAAATGTTCCCATCGGATCATATATCGATGACGGATTTCCACCTGCTGCAAGGAACAGTTCCTCTGCTCCCTTGAACCCCCAAACCGCTTCATCAAAGACCGTCTTGGAACAGTCCTGCGCCTCGTCGCATAAAATGAAGATTCGCTTGTTTTTTCTGCCTTGTAGCCTCTTTTGGGCATCGTCTTTGAACTCGTCACCAGCAGCAATTAGCATGATTGACGATGCATCTGACACGCCGATCTCTGGGTTGATCCTCGCCCCCTCCTCGTCGTCCATCTTGATAATATCTATGGATTCAATCAGACGACCTACTGCAAGGTTCCTGCGACTCGCCTCCCGATAAAGCTTTACGACATGCGCCCAAATTCGCTGCTTTGCATCCATCTTGCTGGTGGACATGATGATCACCATTGTGTTGATTGGGTCAACAAAGTAGTTCACCAACCCCCATGTCGCCATGCTATAGCTCTTTCCTGAGTCGGTCCCACCAGCAAGACCTACCGTATTTCTTAAAAACTGCTTCCCCTCGATCTCATTGATGGAGTATCGGCAGAATGCCTGTGCGGTAAGTTGCGCCCATTCATGCCAGTCGTAATTCGGCCAGATCGCCGTAACAACATTCTTGTAGTGGACTGCCTTTCCAAGTCCTCCTTCCTCCACGGTCAGTCCGAGTCGGAATGCCTCCATCTCGATCTGGAGGTCGGTTATCTCACTTCCTTTTGGAGGAGTCCAGATACGACCGTATTTTTCAATACCTTGACTTGTCATGCGCGGGGATTCACTGTACTATCTTTCCCGATGACCGAGGAATTGTCAAAGCCAAAGCGTAAGGATCTCGACAAGAACGATCCGCTACGATCCAACCCAGAGCGCAGACGGTTGAACATCGAAGCTTTTACTATGTACTGCCGTGGGATGCAGCCAATGGATATCGCGGAACAGCTTGGCATCCAGAAGAACCAGATCTCGTTCTGGGTCACCGCTCAGAAGTGGACGAAATGCAGAGCAAGACTCGCACTTGGAGACAAGCCTAGCGGAGAACCGTGGAACATGGATGGTGTGCCGGATACCCTTGAATTAGCGGTCGAGTTAATGGAAGTCCAGTCAAAGGCGATCAAGTGGCTCAACACCAGGACGATTGCAAAGGCAGCAGAGTTTGCCAACGACTTTACCCCAGAGGAGGCGTTCAAGAACATCAAGTTGATCAAGGCACTGACCGAGGCGAACAAGAATGTCTTCGGTGAGGTCAACGGCCCATTTGGTGGAATACATGTCACCATCGGTCAGGTCATCCACTCGATTAAGATCCCTGAAGAGAAGAAGGCTTTAAAGCCTTCTTCTCTTCAGGG